AGGATGGAATCCTAATGATAGACATCCACAAAAAGCATTTAATTATAAATTGACTGCAAGTTGGGAGATGCAACAGGCATTTCCTTATAATCTAGGTTCAACTCAGTTGAATAACCAAGCAAACCGTCCTATGACGTTTACGGTAGGATTTTTCTTTGAACGTTATAGATTCTATACAGCAGCAGAGTTTGATGAACCAGGAGTAAGAACTCAGATTTCTATTCCTGGACTAGGTTCAAGAGATGATGATTATTATGATCCACTTGTCGATGCTCAACAGATCTTTGCTTCTGTAGATGCTACACAAAAATCACTCGGAATATGGTAAAATGAAAGTACTACATAGATTACCACTAGATACGTGGTTTGATGATGTACCCCACCCTTACGATAACTGGCCTATGGCAAAACCTGACCCTAATCCCGATAATTATGATCCACCATGTTCGGTAGAACCCCAAGAGGAAGAGAAACCAGAAACACCACACCAAATGGCATACCGTTTAGCGGTTGAAAAACATAGTCCTTGGAAAGGTGGTGGTTCTGAGAACTTCCATAAATAATTTTATGAATTGAAAACACTATGCCATTACCTAAATTAAATGTACCTAAGTACAAAATGAAACTGCCGTCTGATGGCAGAACAGTGAACTTTAGACCTTTTCTTGTAAAAGAAGAGAAATTGCTACTCCTAGCAACTGAGACAGGCAGTCAAGAAGATATTGTTGGTGCAATTAAAAACATTATTGTAGAATGTACTGACATTCATGATATCGACGATCTTCCAACTTTTGACATTGAATTTGTCTTCCTACAGATCCGTACCAAATCAGTTGGTGAGGCTGTTGAAGTCAATGTAACATGTCCTGATGATGGAGTAACGGAAGTTCCTGTTAAGATACCTTTAAATGAAATTAAGGTTAAGAAAGATAAGAAGCACAAAAAAGAAATTAAATTGGGCACAGATGTCATATTAACTATGGGTTACCCTAGTTTAGATACATTCGTTCAAATGAATTTCCAAGATGAAGAACCTACTGTAGATTCTGTATTTGAAATGGCAGCAAGTTGTGTAAAGCAGATTGCTGATGAAGAACAGGTATATGATGCTATGGATACACCTAAAGAGGAATTGGTGGAATTTTTCGACCAATTGAGTAGTAAGCAGTTCCAAGAAGTCCAAGATTTCTTTGATAGTATGCCTAAACTCTCTCATACTGTTAAGGTGACTAATCCTAAGACGAAAGTTATAAGTGATATAACTCTGGAAGGTTTATCAGCTTTTTTCGGATAGCTCTACTCCATCAGACGTTACAAAGCTTCTACGAGGTTAATTTTGCTCTAATGCACCACCATAAGTGGTCATGTGACTATATTGATAATTTAATACCATTCGAGAAAGAGATCTATATGAATCTCTTAATGAACTATCTTAAAGAAGAAAATAAACGAATGGAGGAAGAGCGAGTCAACCAACAACGTAAATAATAGTGGCAAATAAGTTTACACATAAGTTTGTAAATGCTGGAGTAAAGGGTAAAATTACACCAGCACTTTTTGCTGCAAGAAAATCTATTACTGCTACCAATAGAATAGGTAATAGTGTTGCTAGTATAGGTAACGTTGTATGGGATATGAGACAGATTGCTGTCAAGAGTGCAGCAAATAGAATACTAGCAGAACAGGCACAACGAAGAGCAGAACAAAGAGAAAGGGATGCTGAAGCAGAGGAAGCAGCAGAATTAGATAAGTCGTTCCAAAAAGGTGGTAAAGTTAAACCCGATGGTAAACAAAAGGGTTTAGCGAAAAAGAAATTTGGTTGGTTAAATGGGTTCCTTAGACCCATAGTAGAATTCTTTGGATGGTTAATTAAACTTACAGTCATTAAGAGTGTTCTTAATTGGTTGGAAGATCCGAAGAATAAAACAGCGTTAAAAACATTTTTAAAGAAGTTTGTCTTTGTTGTAAAGAAATTATATTCATTTGTATCTTGGATTGTAAAGGATAATATTCTTGATGGACTCTCAGATCTCATGGGGGCTGGAGGTAAAGACGGTAAGGATTCATTCTTTGATAGAGTACGTGGGTTAGGTAAGCTCATGTTTGGGCTTACCATGATGCGATGGTTGCTCAATCCGTTTGCAGCAGTAACTGATATTGTAGGGTTACTTGACTTTATAATGAATTGGCGATTGCCAAAGTTGAGGATAGGTGGATTAAAGAGACTTTGGGGTAAACGAATTAAGAAGGGATTTAATGCCCTTAAGGAGAGTAAACGTCTTAAGAAGATGGTTAGTACCATCAAGAAGTTTGGCAAACCCATAATGAAACCGATTAGGTTCATTGGGAAGCAATTTAATAATTTTAAAAAGGGTTTTAAGGGTGTAACGAATGCAGCAGATATTGCTAAGACTACCAATACATTATTTCCCCATATAGCATCTGGATCTAAGAAGGGTGGTAAGGCATTTGAGGCTGGAAAAACAGTTTCTCAAACTCTTAAGAAGTTTTTTGGAAAGGGTAGTAAGTTTGGTAATTTATTAAAGAAATTAGATTTTAAAGATTTCCGTGTTCCTGTACCAATGAAGGAAAACGTCTTCGGTAAGTGGATGAATACTAGGTGGAAGACGACAGTTAATGGGGTAACTGGTGGTGTCAACAAAATAAAAAAGTGGGGTACTAATGGTTGGGATTATCTAAGTAAACTCCCCAAGAAGGGTATGGATGCAGTTTCCAAGAGGTTCCTTGAACCTGTATGGAAAAAGGTTAAACCTATTAAACAAACAGCTGAAAATATAAGCAAACCGTTTAATAATGCAGTTAAGAATTCTCCTATTGGTAAGCTGGTTAGAGGTGCAGGAGCAAAGAAAGTGGGTGCTTCAAGGTTAAAGGATATACCTCTTTTGGGTGCTCTTGTCAATTTTTACTTTGCTGTTGATTCGTTTAAGAATGGTGATAATGTTGGTGGTGTATTAGAGTCTCTTGCTGGTGGAGCAGAGTTGGCTGGTTATCTAGTACCAGGTGCACAAGGATTAATACCAGCTGGTATGGCATTAGATCTATACCTACTTTCTAGGATTATTCCTGGTGGTATAGGTGAATCTGTAATGGAATGGGAGAGAACTAAGGCAATTCCAGGTATGGCTAATATGTTCGGTGGTGCTTTAGGAACTACTAAGAGTCTAGTAACAGGTGCCAAACAGGAGATAGGTAAAGCATTTGATGGTATTAATAAATGGATTGGTGCTGAGAAAGAGGCAGATAAGGCAAAGCATATAACTGAAGCAGAAGGTTCTGGATCTAGTATTTCCAAAGAGGAATCTGACTATCAAAAAGATAAGACAGGTGGTAGAGGTTGGGGATTCTTAAAACTCTTTAGGAATAAGTCTCAAACTGACAAGATGGTCAGGAGGGATGTTAAAAAGTATGGATATAGTGTTCCTGAAGGTTCATTTGGTATAGGTTCTACACACAAAGATACAACATCTAGGCATAGTACTGGTTCTTCTGCTGACCAACCAGTTACTAAGAGTAAACCTTGGTGGAAGCTGTGGGAACGTGGTGGAAAAATACCATCATTCTTTATTGGTGGTTTTCTTAAAGGTATTGGTAAAGGTATTGGTAGTGTATTTAAAGGTATTGGTAGTTTTGTTGGTGGAGTTATTAATACTGTGAAAGATGTCATGGGTGGTCCATTAGGACAAATCTTGATGATGGCATTACCAGTAATGTTCCCTGCTGTTGCTTGGTTAGGACCAGTATTAAAAGGTATTAATGCTGTTATGGCATTGGCAAGTGGTGACCCATTAGGGGCCATAATGTCTCTGTCTGGTGCATTTAGCAGTATTAATACTGTTAACGCTATAGCTATGCCTAAGTGGATGACAAATATGAGGTTCAGTAAGTTTGGTAACTTTATGGCAAACTTGAATGGACCAGGTGGATTCTTAAGTAGTAAGATGGGTAAAATTGGTGTAGGGATACTCTCTGGTAACTATGGTGCTGCATTTAATGCTGCTATTGATGGTACATCTTTAGGTGCTAGTTTAGCCAACCTTGGTAATCGTGTAGATGAAATGGGACTCGGAGGTGTCCTTGGAGCCATACCAGGCTTAGGACCAACCCTACAGAATATGGGTCTTGGTGATGTTGTTGGAATTTCAAGTCTATTAACAGGTGATTTCTCTGCTGCTGGTTTTATTACTGGTATGGCAGAGAAGCATGGTTATGGTGGACTTGTTAAAGCAGCTCTTGGTATGGTCGGAGGTAACTTTGAACAAGGTATGATAGATCTTGCTAGTGAAATGGGTGTGAGTCCTGAAATGTTTGGTGTCATTGATACTCTACAAATGTTAAGAGAGGGTGGTGAATCAGAGAAGCAAAAAATTATGCAGGAGATTGGAAGTATATCTGTTGTTAGTTTCCCTGTTGTCATTCAAAAACTTATGGCACTTCCAACACCAGTTGGAGTTCAGTCAGGCGGTGGAGGAGGCGGTTCCAGTGGATCTGGTGGACTCCTAAGTCGTTTAGGATTTGGTAAATAAATAGAATGGTGGAGATAGTGTATTAATGACTATATCAAAATCTACTAAGATTAATATGTACAAGTTCGTAAATACGAACTCAGATTCTGGTGGAGATGTTGATCCAGTCGCTAAAAGTCTTAATGTACAGACTCAGGCACTAAACAATATGGGTCGTACCATTAATGGTATTGCCTCAACTGTAGTTGCTTTAAAGAATATTGCTCTTCATCGATTGAATGAAGATATTAAAGCATCAAAACAAAAATTTAAACCAAAATATACAAAGCAGAAAGGGAATCCATTTAAATCTTTAATGCTTAATATAAAAGCATATAAAGTTAAGGGATTTTTAGAAAGTATGCTTTCCTTCTTTGGAAGTTTACTTAAGATATTCATTATTAGACCAATATTAAATTGGTTATCAGATCCAGCAAATAAAAAGAAATTAGAAAAGATACTTGAGACTACTTGGAAAGTCCTAAAAGGTATTACTGATTTTCTTGGTAGTCAAGTTGTTCATGCTTTTAATGAACTGCATGATGTTCTGAGTGGTAAAACTAGTGTTTGGAAAAAGATAACATCGTTTACTAAACTTTGGATTAAGTTTGCTGCTGGATTTTTGGCCATCAAGTTCTTAGCTAATCCAGTTAAACTTTTAAGATCTGTGGCAAATGTTGGCAAGATGCTTGCCATCAAAACAAAATTAGCAAAGGCACAATTAACTAAGAGGAAAAAATTCTTAACTGGTGGTAAATGGGGTAAGGGTGCTTGGTTACTTGGTGGTGCTGTTGGTGCATATTCACTTTTTCAGTTTGCTCAGTGGGCATTAGGTAAGAAGGAGAATGAAGATTCTGGTGATGATAGTAGTCCTAATGCTTCAGGTGGAAATAGAGGTACAGATAGAGCATTTTCTATAGAGCAGTTTGGGGAAGACCTTACTACTGCAATGTACGATACTGACATTGCTAAGGCACTCGGAATAAAAAAGAAGGAAGAGAAGAAGGAGAATAAGTGGAACCCGAAGAATTGGTTCAAGGGTGGAGAAAAGGAATCTAAGAAGGATGGTGATTCACCTAATGCATTAGGTGTTATTGCTGGAATGTATACAGCAAATGAGCAAATGAAGGGTTTGATTAAAACCTTCAAAGGTGAAAGTAAAGAATTTGGCGATAGGATGAATGATGCTGATGGAGCTGGTAAAGCAAATCTGCTGCTCAAGCTTGCTGGTACACTTGAATCTGCATTGGGTAGTAAGAATCAAATGTTCCAGAAACTACAGATGAGTACTCAAAATCTTGTCGAAAGTGCTGAAAATGTAGCTAATGGTGATAAGACTAGTATAGGTGATTTTTTAAAATGGGCAGGTCATGATATACCATCTAGAGAAGGTGGTGGTCCAATTGGTTCTTATGCAAATGGTGGGCAAATGGGTAGATGGATGAATGGTTCTCATGGAGGATATCTTGAAGAGCATAATGGACAACCATTGGTGGCTCACGGGTTGGAAGGAATGTTTACTAAATCTGGTAGTAATGATGGGTTTATAGTACCGTTTGACAATGCTGCAACTAGAAGAAATCCAATGCTCACTATGATGAGATTGGCACAAGCTAAGCAACTTGGATTTAATAATGGTCCACCAGGATTTGAAAGTGGTGGATTGGGTCTCTCTGGTATTTCTTCTATATTAAAGGGTGGTGGTCAAAGAGCTTTTGGACACCCTCAAGCATATCAAGAACCCCAGTCAGGTGGATTAGGTATATTACAGAGATTGGTTGCTTCTCATCGTGGTGATGAACTTACTAGTGCCCTCTTGGCTAGAACTGTTATGAATAGGAAAGCAGTTATCGATAAGACTGGTAATGCTATGCAATTTGGAGCAAATAGTGGAAGTCTTACTGATATATTGAATGCTCCTGGACAATATCCTAATGTAGGTAATGGTGCAGTTAAGAGAAAATTCTCTAATAATGAATTGAATATGGCTGGTAAAGCAATGAAGTTAGCAAAAGAAAGCAGTAGACTTAAGGAGCGTATACAAGAAACTGGTGTAGATCCAGCAAAAGCAAGTCAGTTGATTGGTTCTACAATATTCAAATCTGCTTCTGGTATAGGTAAGAAAGGTGGGTTGGCTGCATTGCTTACTGGTGGAGGTGCTGTTAAATTTGGTAATTATCAGTTTAGTAATAAGCAATCTAATCATATGGCTGGTTTGTTAGGTGGAATGAACCCTGCTATGATAAAAGGATTAATGAGTGTAGTTGGTAATATAACAAGCGGTAAGGATGATAATATAGGAACGAGTTTAATTAGATTACTAACTGAAGGTGGACTTGGTGGTAAAGGTGGTGAAAAAGGTGGACTAATGGATAGTTTATTTGGTATATTTGGAATGCCTACTAAGAAAGGCAGTTCTGCTAAACAAGGTGGTTCAATGTCTGGTGGGTTGGGTCAAGTATTACAGGGTATATTTGGTGGTAAAGGTGCAAAAGATAAGAAAGAAGAGAGGATGGAATTTAAGAAGAGACAGAATGAAAGACATAGACAGATAATGAAGTATGAAGCATCGCAACAGAAACGTAATATCATGTCCAGACTGCATGACCAATCTAGTCAAAATGCTAGAGAGATTACTTCTGCTGTTAACTCATCCAATAAAGCCGCTGCTAGTCAGGCAAGAATGGGTGCAGAAGCGGTTGCAAGATTAAGTCAGCAATCACAACAACAACAAGGTGCATCCTTTATGGGAATCTTCAAATCGTTGGCATCCAAACTAAGTTCTAGTAAGAGTAAGTAATTATGAGTAGTAAAAGAGCTAACACAGCAGAAATAGATTTTAAAATCAGCCTCTGGCGTAATGGTAAGAGGATGGAGAACTCTGAAGGTAAGTATGAACTTGCTGAATATGTTAAGGGTTTTGAAATTATAGAAGCTGTCGAGTCTTCTACTATTGAAGCACGTATTATAATTGAAGATTCATCAGGTTTAATGGGAGCATTGACTGGATCTGAAGTATTTAAATTGACTGTATTTCATTATACTGGTAATAGAGATTATTGGTTGAGGTGTGCTCATATTGAGGATAGAGTTAGAACAGCACAAACAGCAGATGTCTTTATAGTCAATTGTGTTTCTGATGAGTTTATTAAGAATGAAATTAAGAATGTCTTTGGTCATACTGAAAAGATATTTGCTGGTTCTATAGAGGCATCACAGATTATTAGGAAATTATTGAGAGATAAAAAGTACTTAGGAAGTAAGAAACGTCTTTTCTTAGAGCAGACTATTAATAAGCAGAGATTGGTTATCCCTAACTGGAGACCTATTGATGTTGTTTATTGGGTTGCTGAGAGATCTGTACGCAAATCTAAGAAGGGTGGAGTATTACAGAATGGATTTAATTTCTGGGAATCTGCTTTAGGATTTCATTTTAAATCAATTGATAAGATGATTGATGATGTCAATGAACAGAAGGAAGACAAGACAGATGCTATAAAGGGTAAACCAGCACTCTATACTTACACATATTCACCTAAAGGTACTAAGATTGAAACTGGTGATGACCAGTATAAAATTGATAGTGTTATTTTCCCAGAAGAGAGGAGTTATCTTATGGGATTGAGACATGGTGCGTGGGCTGGATATAGTATTGGGTTTGACCCAGTTTCTATCAATCAATCAAGACTTGGTGTTAGTACTGATATGAAGGAGAAAGAGTATAATTATGCTCTTAAGAAGGTATGGAAAAAGATGTCCCATGTTGGTGGTACAAACTACGTTAATCCAATTTCTTTGATGGATAAAGAAATACAAAAAGTTCTTGACCAACCAAAGAGAGTTAGATATACGATGATACCTAATCAATTATTTGATCCAAAATATAAGAATAACCCTCAGAAAAACTATGAAGAGATTGTTGAACTTCAAGCATATGAATACTTGCGTAGAGAGACACTCAAAAATATTAAATTGATGATTACTATTCCAGGTAACTTAGACCTTTATGCTGGACATGGTGTACAGATTAAATTACCAGGAACCTTCAGATCTGGTACGACAGTGCAGAATGATAGGAAGTATAGTGGTAGATATGTTATTATGGGTGTACGTCATCATACAGGAGATGGTCTTAAAATGAAGACAGAACTGTTGCTAGGTCGAGATAGTATACTAGGATAATAAATAGTATTGTTACCTATTAGTAACGGAGACAAAAAATTATGACAACTATCGAACAACACATTCAAAAAGATAGAGACATTCTTGACAACCCAACAATTAGTCCTGCAGCTCGTAGGCATGTTGCAGAGGAGTTACATGACTTAGAAGTTTATCGTGAGCACCATATCGAAGAGATTAATAATGGTGACCATCATGATCCTAATACCATTGAACTATTCTGTGAAACGCATCCTGACGAGCCAGAGTGCCTAGTATATGACGATTAATGACAAACTTTTTATCATGGTTACTTGGAACTTGGTCTAATAAGCATCAAGCACAATCAGCTCCTACTTTATACAAATCCGTATCTGTTAGATGGGAGCAAAATGATGAGTTTATAAATTCGATTCATTGGGGTAGGAGAACACCCCATGAACCGTATTTAAAAACTTACAAGAAATTAGTAGAAGTATCGGATAAAGAAGTTATTTTAGAGCATTGGGGTGGAACCTATAGTGGTTTGGCTCGCAATGAAGATTGTGATATGGTATTAAAGTATGATGGGCAAGCATGGTTAGGTAAGTTTGATACTAGTATGGATGAAACTGGGGAAGTTATAACTGGACATGCTGAACTTGGTGTGTATGGTACTAAACTTTTTATGAGAGATAGATTTTTAGATTCTAAAGGTAGAATTGTCTGGGGTGCAGATGAAATTTATAAGTACCTGAGAGTTCAATAAATATACATGATAAGACCCTAATAAAAATGAACCAGACAATCGATGGTATAATCAATGAGAATAATATTAACTTTGTAGGGAAAGACGGATTTTTCTGGTGGGTTGGTGAAGTTGAAGATAATGAAGACCCTATGGAATTGGGTAGGGTTAGAGTTCGTGTGCTTGGATATTATACTAATGTTCGTGGTGGTACTACAGCAGATCTAAAGACAGACCATCTTCCTTGGGCAACAGTATTACAACATACATCTCAAGCTGGTAATGATGGGCAAGGAGAATCTTCAGGACAGTTGCAACCTGGTGCAGTTGTTATGGGATTCTTTATGGATGGTGATGATGCACAGATGCCAATAGTAATTGGTGTTATGCGTGTTAATAAAGCTACAGGATCAAGACAGATAAAGGAATTTGCTTTCACTGGTGAAAGTATGAAAGCAAGTAGTACTGGAACTATAAATCCTGCATCAAATAGACCAGGAGATCCCAATGGTATTGGGTCAGATAATTTTAGAAGACCAGGATTACAAAATAATAGTGTATCAACAGTTGCAGCAACTACAACTACAGAGATTGGGGGTAAGGGGTCACCTCTTAATGTAGGTATGACTCCTGGAATTAATGGTAGTTCGGGTAATCCTCAAAAACCAAGACAACCTGCTAAACCAATACCTGCTGCTAATGGTGTTGGTGGACCTTGGAAGAGTTTAGATTATACTTTATCTTATTTGCTAGAAGACTTAGCAGACCAAGCTGGACTTTTAGTTAAATCTGGTGACCAATACTTAAATGTTATTACTGGAACTCTTGTAACAAATGCAGAACTTACTGCAAAAATACAAAATTTCTTAGGTACTGTATTCACTCAAGTTGTTAGTGCTATGCGTACATCGACTTCTAATCTTATAGATGATTTGGAGTTATCTGTTCTATTGAATAAGTCAACTGGAGCACCTTATGTAGTGCAAACTACTGTACAGGCAGAAGTAAGTAAGATATTATCTAGTCTATGTGCTATTGATAATAACCTAACAGATTTTATTAACACACCATTAACTACTGTAACAACTAATTTAGATTCATACTTATCTAGTTTGATTGATAAACCAACTTTTGTTACTCAGGGTGTTGAGGGTGTTATTAGCATTGTAATTTGTAATGTTGAAAAATTATTGAATACTCTTACTACTGTAGTGTCAGAAACTGAATCAGTAGTTGCTAATTATCAAGATGCAAAGGAAGTATTAGATACTTGGAAGGCTGGTAATAAGATATTCTCTGATAAAACTGACCTATTCACTAAAGATGTTAATACATTGACTGGGTTGATAAAATTATTTGTTGAATTTTCTGAGTCTGGTTGTGTTAGACCACCTAAAGGTGGTGAAGATGATGTTGGTTGGTTCCCTTTATTTGGTGTAACTCATTGTACTCCTGAAGAATTTGCTTCTATAGCAGTACTTAGAGGTGAAACTAGAGGTAAATGTGGAGAATCTACTACCATTGCTGGTGGACTATTTGATTCTGTATTCTCTGAAGCAGATCCTTATTTAACTACTGCTAAGACACAAGTTAATGGTTTGTTTGAATTATATGTTGGTACGCCTGGTCGTCAAGCAACTATTATAAAGAGAGAGAATGGTACCACACATACTTCAGTAAGTTTGAATAATGCTATGCACCAAGAGTGGATGGCTAAGAGAAAGATTAAAGAAGAGTTTCCAGATTTAACAGAGGATGAGGTTAGTATTGCAGCAGCAGAAGCAGTTGCAGCATCAACTAGAACAACATCTGCACAGACACCTTGGGTTAGATCTGCTGACAATTTACCAGATGGTGTACAAGGTTTATGGAGTGACTTCTTAAAAACTTATGGTGTTTATCCATCTAATACTTCGGCACTACTAGGAACTCATACTGGTACATGGGAAGTAGTTGTTACTGTTCAAGGAACATATACTTTTGAAGTACAGGCAGATAATCAAGGTAGTATTTCATGGGATGGAGTAACTTTGGGTCAGACATCAATGTTCCAATCACATGCTGTAACATCTACATTTACTGTGGAGAATGTGCAAGCTGGTACGCATACTATTAAGGGTTCTATAACCAATGTATATACTGAAAATGCTGGTTCTGGATGGGAAAGAAATCCTGCTGGTATTGCATGGACATTAAAGGATCCTACAGGAACAGTTATAAAAACATCTCTTGATGCATTTCCAGTTAGATATCATCCTAGTAGTGCTGCTAATGGTGATGAAGGTAATTTACTTGCCGATCATATTAGTTGGGCTGGTACTAAGACTGAAGAGGTACATGGGGATGACGCAAAGGTTGTTGATAATGATTACTGTAGAACAGTTCAAGGTGATTATAGATTAAAAGTAACAGGTGATTGTCATATTGAAGTTGGTGGAGGATTTTTCTTCAGTGCTCAAGGTGCTCCAAAATCTGTTAGTAAGCATGGTGTACCTAAAAGTACTGAGATTCAAAAACATATTATTAGTTTTGGATCTGATGTTGATATGAATGTTGCTGGTGCTGCATTTGAAATGCAAGCAGCAAACTTAAGAATGGCTGCAACTAAGACATCTATTACAGGTAAAGAATTTGAAAATGCATCAAAACTACAGAAGTATTCTGGTGTAGAATGTATTATTAGTGCAGATAACTCAATTGAAATGGTTACTACTGCATTGTATCAAAAGATTAATATTAATAAGAACCCTTCTGCAACTAAGTCAGGTATCAGTACCATATGTCATGGTTCTGTAGATCTTGCTCTTATGCCTGGTGGGTCTACAACTGATGCAGTACCTAGATTTACAGTCGCTAATCCTTCAGGACCAGTTTCTATGCAGTGCGGTTCAACTGGATTCAATTTAAATGTAATGGAAGGTGCTTATAATGTAATGGCACATGATGGACTCATTCGTATGGAGTCTAAGACTGGACCAGCAACCATTAAAGCAAAGGGTAACATTGGTATAAATGCTGATGGTGCCATTTCACAGACTGGTACTTCTATCTTCCTAAATTAAAGTACCTGTGGTATAATATTATTATGGATGAACTACGACAACAACAACTAATAGAACTCAAGGAAATACTTGAGGATACTATTCAGTATTTTTGTGATGAAAACCTGGTATCAGGTGAAACTGCATGGACAATGGTTGGTGCTTTATCTGATGCAAAATTAAACGTGGAATTTACTAATGACTGACATTCAAGATGTAACAGAAGAAGAGGCAT